TCGACATGGTGGCCAAGGAGTGGGCCAGGATCGCCGACGTCTGCGATTGCAGCATCAACCTGGTGCACCACGTCCGCAAGCAGAACGGGGCTGAGGTCAACGCCGAATCGTCGCGCGGAGCCGTGTCGCTGATCGGTGCGGCGCGCAGCGTCATAGTCTACAACCGCATGACCAGGGAGGAAGCAGAGCGGGCAAACATCCCGCCAGACCAAACCAGTTTCTATTTCCGGATGCAGTCCGACAAAGCCAACCTCGCGCCGCCAGAAAAGGCGGACTGGTGCCGCATGAACAACGTCGATCTCAGCAATGGGGATCAAGTCGGCGTCGCATGTCCATGGCAGTGGCCGGACCTGTTCGAGGGCGTCACCACCTACCATCTCAAACAGGCTCAATCAGCCATCGCGGACGGTGAATGGCGCGAGGACATCCGTTCCGCAGCATGGGCAGGAAACCCTATCGCTGTCGTCCTGGGCCTCAATATCGAGAACCCCGCTAACCGGAAAAAACTCGCCTCAATCATCGCGGAGTGGGTGAAGAACGGGGCGCTCGAAATCATCGAAAAGCCGGATTCAACACGGCACATAAAGCGGTTCGTTGTGGTTGGAGTGTGGGCCGATGTCTGAAGAAAACCCCCTTGCGGCAGTCATCACAAACAACTGCCGCAGACTGCCGCAACCGCCGCAGCAAGGGTGCTTTGCGGCAGTGGTATATACCCCCCTAAAGGGGGGATATAACCACAAGTGCCGCACGCACACAGCACCGTTGCAGACTGGCGCGCTGGCCTGCCGGGAGACCCAGCCATGACCCTCACCCGCGCCACCAACGCACGCCGGCAACAATCACGCAGCCCATTCGAGCAGCGACTTCCAGAGGGCGGGGGATATGATCATGGAACTTTCCGATATGACCAATTGGGAGCTGATCACCTATGGCGCTTTAGCCGATGCTGCTGAGCGCGGCGAGGTCTGAGAACGAACGCCGCGCAGAGCTGGTCGCCAAATGGCAGCGGGGTGGACGCAGCGAACATCCCGATCTATCCCCAGCAAAGGAAACCTGATATGCACAGCGGCGGTGAAGAACGATCCTTGGTTCAGGGCACTATCCGGTGCAACATGGGCGCGCATCTATTGGCGCCACTTGCGCTGGCTAAGGCCGACCAGACCGGAGAACGAAAATGAGTGGCGGGCGCGGCGTTGATCTGGTTTGCGGCCATGATCCTCGTTTGGCTGGCCGGGCGGCAGCGGCTGATAGCGTGCGGGGTTATCCCAGGCTGGCGCTTCGGCAGGTTCAGGCTCTAAGCGGAGCACGCGATGGCACGGCCTAGCTCGTACAAGGAAGAGTTCGCAGGCCAAGTCGCAAAGCTTGCTGTGCTCGGTGCTACCGATCAGGAAGTAGCGGATTTCTTCGATGTGGATGTTCGCACGATCTACCGATGGAAGCATGATCACGATGGATTTTGTCAGGCCCTAAAGGCTGGCAAGGACATTGCGGATGACCGCGTTGAGCGCAGCCTGTACCAGAAGGCGATTGGGTACGAGCAGGATGAAGTGAAGATTTTCATGCCTGCAAATGCTGCCCAGCCTGTTTACGCACCATTCCGCGCCAAGATCGCACCCGACACAACGGCAGCAATCTTCTGGCTCAAGAACCGCCGCAAAGAGGATTGGCGAGACAAGAGCGAGATCGAACACAAGGGCGGCGTGACGGTGACGATCGGCGAGCATGACACCGAGCTTTAAGCTCACAGCCCGGCAGACCGAGGCACAGGCGGTATGCGCGGGGCAGGCCAAGCATGTGATGCTGTTTGGCGGCTCACGTTCGGGCAAGACGTTCCTGCTGGTTCGCAACGTGGTGATGCGGGCGCTCAAGGCAGCGAACAGCCGCCATGCGATCTTTCGGTTCCGGTTCAATGCGATCAAGGCATCTATCGTGCTCGATACCTTCCCCAAGGTTATGCGCCTCGCCTTCCCCAGTGTGCCGTACAAGCTCGACAAGACCGACTGGTACGCAATGCTGCCCAACGGTTCGGAGATATGGTTTGCGGGTCTTGACGATGCCGAGAGGGCCGAAAAGGTGCTCGGCATGGAATTTGCCACGATGTATTTCAACGAGTGCTCGCAGATCCCTTACGTGTCGCTGCAAACGGCCATGACCCGCTTGGCGCAGCAGGCAGAGCAAGTGGTGGATGGTGTTGTGCGTCCGCTCAAGCCGCGCGTGTTCTATGATATGAATCCCCCATCGAAGGCGCACTGGACATTCCGCCAGTTCATTCAGAAGGCGGACCCCGAAACCAAGATCGCTATCACCAAGCCCGGCGATTATGCCTGGTTCAAGATCAACCCCGCCGACAACCGCGACAACGTGGTGGGCGACTATATCGAAACGCTCGAGGCCATGTCGGGCAGGATGCGCAAGCGGTTCCTTGAAGGTGAGTTCGGCGAAGCTGTTGCAGGCGCGTTGTTCAGCGACGAAGCAATCGAGACATGGCGCGTCACCGATGGCAAACTGCCCGATATGGTGCGCGTCGTGGTCGCGGTTGATCCGTCCGGGTCTGGCGATGTCGATAACGCCGACAATGACGCAATCGGGATCGTGGTCACAGGGCTAGGCACCGATGGCAACGCCTACCTGCTCGAAGACTGCACAATCAAGGCAGGGCCTGCGACATGGGGGGCGGTCGCAACCAGCGCCTTTGACCGCTGGGCCGCAGATACCGTGGTTGGCGAAACGAACTTCGGCGGTGATATGGTGCGGCATGTAATCCAGACTGCGCGCCCCCGGACGCCGTTCGTCAAGGTCACAGCAAGCCGGGGAAAGGTGCAGCGCGCCGAACCGTTCTCATCGCTCTACGAAAGCGGCAAGGTGCGCCACGCGGGCAGGTTCACCGAACTGGAGGATGAGCTTACCTCGTTCACGACATACGGCTTTGTCGGCGGCAAATCGCCGAACCGCGCCGACGCGCTGATATGGGGGTTGGCAGCACTATTTCCGGCGATGGTGTCGCCAAGGATCGAGCGCAAGGAAGTCATCATCCCCAAGCTCGCCACCGCATTCAACAGGAGAGGGTGATGCACATCAAGCAGAACGGGACGACGATCAACTTCGGCACGCCTGAACGCCAGATCACGCTGACCAAGGGCTTTAGCGGGGCCGACGTTGACGCTGCGGTCGCTGAACTGAGCGCAGCCTATCCCGATGAAGCGGCTACGGTGGAGCGGTACGGCGACCGGCTGCGCAGGATGGTGCGCAGCTAACTTGCGTTTTGCAACGATAGGCGGTATCTGAATACCGCTCCCGACCGCACCTCGGGGCGTAAAGCTAGAGGTGCGCCCTGTGGATATTGCTGAAACCATCACCGCGCCGGAAGATGGCGACCTGCTCGAAACTGCGCTGGCGCAGTTCAACGAGATCAGCAGCGCCACGCGCGACGAACGTATGATGGCAATCGAGGACCGCCGCTTCCTGTTCGTCCAGGGGGCGCAGTGGGAGGGCGATTGGGGCCAGCAGTTCGAGAACTGCCTACGTGTCCAGATCAACAAGGTTCAGCGCGGCCACGACAAGATCATCAACGACTACCGCGCCAACCGGTTCGCGGTCAACTATCGCAGCGTGGGCGATGATGGCGATGATGACACCGCCGAACTGCTCAACGGCCTGATGTATGCCGACATCTACCGCAGCAAAGGCGCGCAGGCGCTGGATAATGCTTTCGGCGAGGGCTCAAGCGGCGGGTTCGGTGCATGGCGCTTGATGAACGAATACGAGGACGAGTCCGACCCGGACAACGATCACCAGCGCATCGGGGTTTACCAGATCGTCGATGCCGACCAGCGCGTGTTCTTCGACCTTGACGCCAAGCTCTATGACAAGTCCGATGCGCGGTTCGCCTATATCCTGCACTCGATGACGCTGGCCGCGTTCAAGCGCGAGTTCGGCGAGGACGCGCAGACAAGTTGGCCAGAGAACCGCAGCCGCCCGAACTGGTTTGACTGGTTCCGGCCATCGGTGATCTACGTCGCGGAATACTTCGAGGTCGAATGGCAGGTGCAGGAACTGCGCATCTACAGCCGCGCGCAGACCGAGGAGGAGTTCCGCTATTGGGCCAAGGACATGACCGATGAGATGGTCACGGACTTGGACAAGCGCGGCTTCACGGTCGTCAAACGCCGGATCAAGCGCAAGCGCATCCACAAGTACAAGCTCTCGGGCGCGGAAGTGCTGGAAGACTGCGGCTATATCGCAGGCGACCGCATCCCTATTGTCCCATTTTACGGCAAACGTGTGTTCATCGACAACGTGGAACGGTTCAAGGGTCATGTCCGCGACGCCAAAGACCCGGCCCGGATTTACAACGCGCAGATGTCGAAGCTGATGGAGACATCGAGCCTTAGCCCGCGCGAGGTGCCGATCTTTGCGCCGGAACAGATGGAAGGTTTGACATCGCATTGGGAGCGGATGAACATAGACCGCTCGCCCTATGCGCTGGCGCACCCGGTTATCGACCCGCAGACCGGCAGCATTGTGCAGAACGGTCCGATCGGGATGATCCAACCCCCACAGGTTCCGCCTGTTACGGCGGCGCTGATCCAGCAGACCGGGGCGGATATTGCCGAGATCACCAACGGCGACGACACGTCGATGGAGGTCAAATCTAACGTGTCGGCGGAGTCGATGGACATTGCCGCAAGCCGCGTCGATGCCAAGTCCTACATCTACATGGACAACTTCAAAGGCTCGATGCAGTGCTTCGGCGAGGTCTATTATTCGATGGCCAAGGAGGTCTATGTCGAGGAAGGCCGCGAGGTCGAAGTCATGGACGAGGAAGGCGCGACGAATCGCGCGGTTCTGCATGAACTTCACACCAACCCGGCAACCGGCGTTGCGGCCAAGCGGTATGACCTAAGCGTCGGCAAGTTCAAGGTGATCGCCGACGTGACCGAGGCGACCGCCACACGCCGCGACAAGACGGTGCGGACCATGATGACGCTGGCGCAGGCCGCGCAAGCCGTGCAGGACCCGCAGATCGGCCAGGCGGCGCTGCTGACCGCGATCAAGAACATGGACGGCGAAGGCATGGACGACTTCAAGGCGTTCACCCACAAAACCGCCGTTGCGCTGGGGCTTGACGAGATGACGCCGGAAGAAAAGCAGGCGGCGCAGAACCAGCAGCAGCAGCCCGACCCGCAGGCGCAGGTGCTCGATGCGCAGACCAAGGCGCTGACCGCACAGGCGGGCAAGTTCGAGGCCGATACGGCGCAGTCCAAGGCCAAGACCGTGCTGACACTGGCGCAGGCGCACAAGACCAACATCGAGGCGCACGCGCCGGATATGGGCACGCAGCATGTGAATAACCTGATGCGCCCAGCGGCTTGATAGCGTAGGCGCAAAATGCTAATAGTTGGGATATTCACGCTTAGGGGAGTGATTTATGGTTGACGGCGAAGACGATCAGGTCGGCGAAGTTCTAGACCTTGCCGAGTTCCCCGAGGACAATGATCCCGACAATGACAACGCGCCCCCGGTCATTGCCTTCGCCGACGACCCCGCTGCCGAAGCCGATGAAACCCCGCTGATCAAGCAGCTTCGTGGCCAGATTCGCGACCTCTCGCGCAAGGCCAACCGGACGCAGGATTCGGGCGTCTCTGTGGACCCCGAGCCGGTGATCCCGGCCAAGCCCAATCTCGAAGCTCTTGATTGGGATCAGGACAGGTTCGACGCCGAGTATGACAAGCGCGAGGCCGCGATGGCCGCGCAGGCGGAATGGAAGGTCCGCCAAGCCCAGCGCGAGCAGCAGCGCAAGGCGTTCGATGACGAACAGGCGCGCTCGATTGACCAGCAGCGCAATGCGCTTGGCGTGTCGGACTACGAGGCCCGCGCCGCATCGGTCAAGGAAACGCTGTCCGACCAGCAGCTCGCCATCCTCGTTGCCGCCGCCGACAACCCGGCGCAACTGATCTACGCGCTGGGCCGGTCGCAATCGCGGCTTGACCAGATCGCAGGTCAGGACAACCTTGCCAAGTTCGCCGCGATGGTCGGCAGGATGGAAAAGGATATTCGCGTGTCGAAGCGTAAGCCTGCTGCGGTCGAAACAGGTGTGCGCGGAGCTACGGCCCCTCTCGCATCGGGCGGTGTGGACAAGAAGCTGGAGCGCTTGGAAAAGGAGGCCGAGGCCACCGGCAACCGCAGTAAGATACAGGCCTACAAGCGCGAACTGAGGGCGGCCCAGCGCGCCGCTTGACGCGGCGGCTCAGAACAGGTATTCAGATACCGCCTGCACCCCGGCCCCTGCCGCCGGAAGCGCGGCAATTGTATACTTGAGAAAGCAGACTGCGATTCCCAAGCTATGGACCGACAGGCCGGTGCCCTTACTCAGCTAGAAATCACCCCCGCCATGATTGAGGCGGGGGTCATGGCGTTCTGCGAACATGACCCCGATGCCGGGGAACCGTTACGTGACCGTGTTGCCGAGATTTTTCTCGCTATGTGGTCCGAACTTCCACGTTCCAAAGTCGTCGCGAATTGACCAACATTCGTCGGCCAGCTCGAAGACTTCGACACCAAGCTGGTGAATGTCCATGATGGACAGAGTCTTGTCCTTTTTGTCGCCAGACCAGCGGACCATGCGAAGCGTAGTAGTGCCTTTCTCCATGTCTTTGTGTGCGCCATGGACGGCCTGATTGCGACGATCAGCAAGCCCTCCTTGCAGGGTCTTGCGAACGGCTGTGAGGCGCTTGAGCAGAGGCGGCGGAAGTTTGGCATAACGGGCCAGGTTCAGCGCCATGTTTACACGCGGCATGATG